ACCTGCCCTTCTAAAAAGATTAAGTAATTTTTGTGCTGTCAGGTGCTGTGAATAATCAATAATACCTTTCTTCAAATAGGTATCGATCCATAATTGATTGGTTATATATAATCTTTTTTCACCTGCTCTTTCGGTTTGTCTTTCTTCAACATCAAACTTTTTTAAGAACTCAGGTGTTGGTAATACTCTTTCAGTTCTGGGAGTTTGTTGTTTCTTTTTTTTCATCTAACCCCAAAATACTCAAGTATCTGATCGGCTGTTGCCTTCTGCCTCGTATGACTAAACATAATAGATCCTTCTTTAAAGGCCTTTTCATATTCCTCTCTTATTTCCAGATAATTAAGACCACCCCAACCTGCTACATCTTTCGTAGCCTTGTAAATCCTCTGAAAATTTTTTTCCATAGTTGCAGATGCCAAGTCACTCAAAACCCTTTCTTTAGGTTTCTGTTTAAACTTCTCGGCAATGTTTCTGGATGTAGCATTTAGATATTCAACAAGGTTATGCTTAACATCCTTCTGACAATGCAGGAAAACTTTGTGTAGTTCATCACATGCCCTATCCCTGTAATCAGTCTTATTATCGGATGCAGTATTAATTAATTTAGCTAAAACTGTTCTATGATTTTTTACACTAGGTGCATTCTTTTCAAACCACTTTAAATGATACTTCCATAACCATTGAGTAGAACTTAAAATTTCATTTTCTGAGCCTTTAACTATTATATTAGAAGATATATTAGTTAAAGGGATTATATTATCTGATATTATATTATTATCTAATATATGTTCAGGGGACACAGGTGTCGCATCCAAATCTGGAAGAGACACAGTTGTCGCATCCATTTTTAATGCAGGAATTACATATTTATTCACCTTATTTGGTGACTTAACAACCTGCAAATAACCTAATTCAATTAAACTTTTTATGTGCCTTTGTACTGTTTTTGTCGAGGCTAAAATCTGGTCGGCAATCCTGTCTTGCGATGGATAGGCATATCCTAAACTATCGTTATAATGATCACATATCCGCATCAATATAGCCCAGTCAGTTTGATCCTTAATCTTTTGCCTAATACACCACGCAATCGCATTCATGCTCATTTATTTTTGCTCCTCAATCAAAGTAATAAAATCATCCAGATCAATAACCGCCAAAGCCTTTTTATTGTCGGCCTTTAAAATCAGTGCATCCGCCCCACTTTTCCATTTATATATATTTTTAAAACCATCAGCCCTTGCCTTGACCTCGGCCTCCCATTTCTCACCGCCTTTTTTATTAAATATCAAATCACCCTTAATACTGGCACCACCACTCAATGGCACCCTGATGCATTCCATATTTTCATGTAATAAGATTTGTTTTCTGAGATTATTCTCAACCCTATACCCTTTATCTCTGGAAAACTTACCCATTAGATCCAGTCCTTTAAATTTACCTGCCCATCAGATAACTTAAAAATGCGGATCATATGTTTCCCAGAAGGCAAAGATTTTTTATACAGCCACTTGTTAATTGATGACTGATTTACCTTTAAAGTTTTGGCCAAATCTACTTGTCTGATGCCCTTAGACACCATATATGCCTGTAATTTCATTGCCTCTCACCATATGTAGTATATTTAATAAGTCTTATAATAATATTCATTATAGGCATATTTAAAGCATAAAGCATATATGGATGTCAACTATAATTAACATGTAAATTGAATATATATTTTATGCTTGCATTTAACTTGTAGGCATATATTCTACTTAATCAATCAATGAGTGGAATTGGCTCAAGTAAGACCACTTAATAAAAAGGACTTGTTAAATGTACGATAAATTTGAAAAAATAATTAAAAGAAAACCAAGATGTTTTAAACTTCATATATGCAAACAGGCATTTATGCATGGATTATCTAATTTAAAAGTTTGGGATAATCCTCCAATCGCACCTCCTGCTTAACAAATAAATTGAATTAATACTGTAAATATTATATCAATCTTTTTTGTTGAGGAGATAATAATTTTAAAATGAAATATCCAAATAATTTGCTGACCCTGCGTAATTTAAAGGGGTTACAGCAAGGTGAAGTTGCTGTCGGTGTAAAAATGAAACAACCTGAGTATTCCAAGATGGAAAGAGGTGAAAGACGTATAGGTGATCACTTAGAAAAACTAACACAATTTTTTAAGGTTACCCCTAACGAAATACAATCTCAGCAATTACAATCACAACAATATAAACAAAAATATACAGAAGATTTACCCCTGTTTGGTATGCCAGTGCAAAATGGTGAAGGTGTACAAATGCATAAACAATTTGTTAGCCACACTATCAGGCCAGATTATTTAGTTGAAAACCTACAATCTTATGCCTGTTTTATTCATGGTAGTGCAATGTCACCCAGATATGAACATGGTGATCTTGTGTATATAGACCCTAACAGACAGGCCAAGGAAGATGATTATGTAGTCATCCAAGTAAAACAGGGTGATCATGTAACAGGCATCTTTAGGAAAGTGATCCAGATTACTGACAGGCAAATGAAATTTCAGACACTAAAGCCTATAAAGGAAGAAGTGATAAGAAACTCTGAAATGCTTTCTGTACATGTGATTGTGGGTACTCGGACTAATTTTTATTAAATAAATTATAGGAATAATTTGCTTATTTATGCCTTGTAGTATAATATCTTCATTATTTAATGAGGAGACTATATGGCATTACCATTTTTTGAAAAGATGCGGATGGATAAAAAAAGCCTATCTGCAAGAAAAAAGAAACTGGGTGGCAGTGAGATCAATATCATTGCCTCTGGGAAAAAAGACAAAGTAAACAATCTATATCTTGAAAAGTCTGACCAAAAAGAACCAGATGATTTGACACTGGTTTGGCCTGTTGTAATGGGTCACATTACTGAATTGCTCAATCTGGAATGGGCTGAGCATTATCTCCAGACCACTATCAACATGAGGCAGAAGGTTATTGAGGGTAAAAAACATCCTTTTATGCGGTGTACTCTTGATGGTGTTATTGAGAACTATAAGAATAAAATAGCTGTAATAGATGCTAAATTTACACTTGGCAGGCCTACTAAAGATGAGGCTTGGGCTGACGTTATACCAAGGCTAACCAAATACTATTCACCACAGCTACACTGGAATGCCTACCTATTACAGGAATATCTGGATAAGCCAGTCGAGTATGGCCTTCTTAGCTTTATCAGGGGCGGTGATAAACCTATTCTGGAAGAAGTAAAGATTGATCCTGCCTATCAGGAAGAACTTATTAATCTGGGTAAATACTTTATGAATTGCGTAAAATTAGGTTTTGAGCCTGATGAATTACCAACAATACAGGACTTTGTTCCACAGGCTGATTTAGTGCCAGTAGATATGGAAACAGATGATCGTTGGAAGTCTTTTGCCCTGCAATTAATCCAGACTGAAGGTGCCACTAAAATCTTCAAAGAAAGTTCTGATAAAATTAAAAAGTTAGTTCCACCTAATGCCAGTGAATGTTTTGGACATGGGGTGAAAATTAAAGTGCAACGTAATGGATCAAAGAGGTTGGAAGTATGCAAGAACTAGGACAAATGACATCTAAAATAATACCTAGACCTATGGCCAATAAGCCAGAAGGTAAATCACAAAATATGCAATCTTTGTATCATGCCAAGGCAAAGTGGGTATCCGAGGCAAAAAGATTTCTTATTAAAGATTCACAAAACCCATTTCATAGCAGTAAGTATGCAAGTTTACCCTATGTACAAAGGTGTATTGATAGTGCGATTAAGTTTGATTTAATCCTGCAAAATACATTTGAATACATAGAAGGCCAAACTGTATTTGTGTCCAAACTTGTACACCTGCCAAGCCTGCAAATGGAAGTTTCTAAAATACCAGTGCTATTGACCAAAAATGATCCACAGGCTTTAGCCTCTGCGGTTACTTATTATAGAAGGCTTATATGTGCCTCTATGTTGGACATTGTCACTGTAGACGAAAACGAACAAAAAGAATTTGCTGAATATCTGTTTGACGATGATGACGATGGTAACTCGGCAATGGACAATAAAGATGAGGGTGGCTCCAAAGGAACCTCATCAAAGTCTGGCTCAAAGTCTCCTCAAAACAATGGGTCAGACGAAAACAAAGATCTTCCTAAATTCAAAAACGAATATGAGAAGATTAAATATAAAGCAGATCGATGCGGAACTTTGGATACTCTTAGAGCCATGTGGCAAGAAAAAAAACCTAAAACGCAAGAGGCAATCGATTATTTTTATACAAGAAAAAACCAAATAGAAGGGAAATAAAATGGAACAAGAAAAGAAACTAATTAAGTATGGTGAAGATCCACTTACTGTATCAGTGAATGAAAATAACAAAAAATCAGAGGATTGGCATTGCGATTATAACTGCAAGATAGTCCTTGGTAATGGTGATGTTCTCTGGGCAAATTTATACAAGAAAAATGACACTTGGTTTGCAGGCAAAATAAAAGATCCGATGAATGACAAAATCCCTTTCTAAAGCTGATATATTTGAACAGGCAAAGGCCTTAACTACTGGTGACAGGCATAATGCATATGGTGACATAAGTGTTAATTTTACCAGAACTGCGGACTTGTTGAATGCATATTTCCAAGGAAGAGATCTGTCAAAAGAACCAATTCAATCCTTTGAGATCGGTATCATTAACCAATTACAAAAGATATCCAGAATTGCCCACGATCCAACTAATGCTGATTCCCATGTTGATAATGTGGGATTTGGCGGAATAACTGGTGAGTTAGCCCTGAAGGACTGGGGCTAATGAACATATGTCCTACTTGTAAAACTGTTATGAACAGGACTGAATTGCAGGATGTATATAAGTGTCCATCCTGTGCGACTGTAGTTGAAGGTATTTTTGCTAAAAATAAATTTAATTACTGTTCCGAGTGCGGAAAAACTCTCGGCAAAGTGAATCACAAAAGACGTAAATATTCTATTTGTTATGAGTGTAGAGGGGATAGAGTGTCCAGTAATCCAGAACTAAGAAAAATATTTGAAGATATACAAAAAGAAAATAGAAAAAAAACACCAAAAGAATTAGGCATGGATGAAAGTTTTGTTGATGATCCTAGAGCCGAAAAAGAAATAGATACTGGAAGAGTAAACAGAAAACCCACCCAGATACATAAGGGTGGGATTGAATTTGAATAATTATCTTTCCATCACTTTCTTCATTAAGTTTTCGGCCTGTTTTGCATCTCTGGCTTGCTCTAAATCCACTATGGTGTAATTAGTCTCGGCAGTAGTTGAGTGCTTGCTATGCCCCATCCTAGCCTTCCTAATGTGGTCTGGAACCTCAGAGATCATGCTAGTATTGTAATACTTTCTAAAACCACCAATACCATAATCAGGAATACCTGCTAAGTCACAAATCTTCTTGATGTTTTTTCTCATGGCATTTTGCTCAAAAGGTTTTTTACCATAGGCATTTGGAAATACCCAGAGATCAGAATAAGACTTTAATTTCCACTCCCTGAGGATGTTGATCAACCCTTCTGGCAAACCTAATGTTCTAACCCTGTAGAAGTTCTTTGTGTCCTGCATACCGCCCTTGTTATCGATAGTTCTTTGAACTGTGACTGCTCTACTATCAAAACTTATGTCATCCCACTGTAGCCCCTGCAATTCGTTGGCAGACAGGCCAGTAAATGCTGAGAACATTACAAAACACTGAAGGTAAACTGTCTTTTCAACCTTGATCATAGAGGCAATGTTGTCATGTGAATAACCGCCTCTTTCTCTTTCACCGCCAGTAATTTTATCTCTTTCAGTAGGATTGTTAGGATTGACTGCAATATAACCCTTGTTGATAGCAAACTTCATAATCATGTTTAATGTACCAACACAATGCCTGATCAGCTTTGCAGACTTGCCAGAGTTGGCTTTACTATCAATGAACAGATTAATATCACCAGTAGTTATCTTCCTGATTGATTTACCGCCAAAGTAGGGCTTTAAATGCAGGTTGTAATGTCTTTGATCATTGTCAAAAGACCTAGCCCTGATACCCTTCACAGGCCTGTTAATTGACATCTTTCTAGCATCTAATGCCTTTTCAGCAATGTCCTCAAAGTATGCATCTTCAATTATTTGTGCCTGACTTTTTAAAACATTCTCCAAGGCATCCTTTTCAATCTTCAGTTTCTTTTTATCCTGATTGGTAATCTTCTTGAAATTACTTGGCCAGTTGCCTGTATTCTCATCCATAATCTTATATTGAAACTGATATGCTTTAAAATTCTTGCCTCTTCTGACACCAGAGACAGAGTAAATATCTGTGATCCTATATTCAGCCATTAGTTTGCTCCCTTTAAAAACATAATTGTTCCATCAGGATGTTGAATCATTAGTTCCTCAACATTGATGCTAACTGCTACATCTTTTGCCATTGTGATAAAAACATCATGCTTATCAGTTGGAACTGCGACCTCAATCTTTACACACTCAATTGATTGTTTTCTAAATTCATGGTCTTTCCAAACTCCTTGAACTTTGTAATGAGTACAGCCATCAAACTCCTTAAAAAAAGCATTAATAGTTTTGGCTATAAGTCCAGTCATTGGAACACGATTTACTTTAAATGGGATGATTATAAATGCTAAGTTCATTAGTTTGTCTCCCATGTAGCACCAAGGTTAACATATAAGTCAGAAGTAAAACCTTCTAGTCCATAAGCAAAGTTAGCAGGGTTTAAAACCCTACCTTGCAATGAGTTATGAAGTGATGACTTAGTAACCTTAATCCATAATTCTGATTGAGGTGAGCCAACATAAACATTGATGGCTTTCTTGATCATTTGTCTTGGTGTAGTCATTAGTTTGTCTCCTCAATAATTTTTGGTCTGTTGATATTTGTTTGCTTTACACCCTTGTAAACATCGTGTCCTTTTACAGTGGCTTTTAACTTGATGTTGTCACCTTTGTTGCCAAGACACTTGCCCCAGTAAACAAATACATTACCCTTGGCATCTACAAGATTGTTCATCCAAGTCCTGCCAAAAGTGCTATCAAAATCTAGGTTAAATTTTAATGTAAGATCAAAGTCAGATCTTTCACCAACCTCACCAACAAAGCTAGAAGGTGTAAGTCTTTTTGCTCTTAGATCAGCAATCTTGTATGAGGATTTTTTTACAGATCTTTTAATGTTTCTGATGCCCCATATTTCTGTGTTGACTAATCTCCATTTCTTCTCGGCTTGTAATTGCAATTCAGTTTTGTACTCATATGCATTTAAATTAGTTTGACCTACAGAGCCTAATTTTTTAAGAGGGATACCTTGCTCCCTCATAAAGTTCTTGGCCTTAGTTACTGCTACATCATAATTAGTAGACAAATGAAAAAGGTGAATGACCTTTACAACTTCACCAGTAGGGAAAATACCATTTTCATTTACACTCCATTTAGTCTCCTTGAAGTTACAATACAGGCCATAGATTTTATCCTTACCACCAAGACCGATGAAGTATCCAAGAATACCTTTTTTATCAATATAACCATTCACCAACTCCACTTTGGAAGTTGATGGGTTATGGTCAGAAACAAAATTTTTTGATGCTTGAATGTTGTTCATTAGTTTGCTCCCTCTGTTATTCCCAACAAGGCCTTAAACAATTTGATTGATTGTTTTGCCTCATCAGTTTTGATCCAAGCATTCTGATCAAGAGGAGTATCAACTCCATCACAATAATCTGTATATGCCTCTTCAATTATTTCTTGATTTGATATTGGTGATAATTTCATTAGCTTAACTCCTCATACCATTCGTCTGGAATATCAAGACACTCCTCACACTCGGTACAATATTCGTATTCTAATGCATCTGATTTTGATGTTTCGTGACCACACTCATCACATTTTATTGATTTTATTTTTTCCATGAATTGTCTCCTCAATTACAATATATATCTATTATGGGCATTATATGCCTATAAGTCAAGAATAAAAACGAAAAAATATGGAATAAACCTGACGACTGGTTGGCACGATGGTTGGCATGATGAAACCCTTATCAGGCTTAAAACGCAAAAAAACCCCAAAAACCGAAGTTCTTGAGGTGCGTGTAAGTCATTGATTTTATTGAATAAGTTGGTTGCGGGGGTAGGATTTGAACCTACGACCTTCAGGTTATGAGCCTGACTCTTTTCCGCAGAGTTCTGCCATTTATTAAACGTGGTTGGCACGATGGTTGGCATAGATTTTCGTACTTTCTTGTGGTTGGCATGGTGGTTGGCATACTATGGCTTTTTCAAAGTTTTTGCAACCTTTTCGCCAGACCTTCCAACTACATATCCACCAACACCTACAGTAAGAAGTGTCCACAGTTCATCTGGTAAAGGGATCATCATCTTATGACCACTAACAACCTCTACCAATGGAAAGATTAAATAGTTTACACTCACAATGAGTGTAATATTCATCATTAGGATTGGTCTCCAACTACTGGCAATCCAACTTTCAGATTTGGCCTCGGCAAGAATAATCTGACTTGCTGATGCCTCTATTTGTTTTGTGTTTTCCAGTAAAGCCAGTCTAACTTTGTTTTCAGCCTCTGCCTTTTTATCAGGATCTGGAATAGCCTCCTTGACTATGTCACCAACTATTGGTGCTAGTGCCGATATTAAACCTATCAATTTATTCTCCCTTAGTTTGGTAACTTGTAAATCTGCCCTCTTTTATTTTAATACATTTCCAACGAATGGCCTTCCATTTAGGCATGTACTCTGGAACCTGTGACCCCATTACCAAGGCTCTTTCCTTGCATTGTTCATATGTTTCATAAATCACTGGGTACTGAAAATTTTCAAGTATCATGCAAACTGTTGCTGAATTTATGAGGCAAATAGTTACGACAGCCTTAAACATCCTGCCATTGACCAGTACGCATTTGCTCTGATAATTCGTATGCCCTTTGTCCTACCTGAGATGCCCATTTTGATTCACCGCCACTTGAGCCTGTGATCATTTCCTTTGAGGCACCTTCATAATCACCACTGGTAAGGCAACCTATGAACTTCTGAAAAGTGTTTAAACCACTAAAACCCAGATTGAAACACATATTGTCACACACAGCTTTTCTGACTTCATCTAGGCCATTGTACCAGTCAGTACCGCCTAATTGCTGTTGTACCCTTTTAACATCATTTAAAAGCATTAACTCTGCCTCATCCTCACTAACACCAACATCTTCCAAATTTCTTCCATATGAAATTGTTAGCTTATTTGCACTACAGTGGTATGGGAAAAGTCTTTTGCCTTCATGTCGTTTTAACTGTTCAATTAAATTGCTCATAATTAACCTTTTAAATATCCAATCCAGAAATAGATTACACCTAAACCAATACTGGCAACAACTACTCCGACTGTACAATTTATAACTAAATCTCGCTGTCTGGCTTGTTCTTCCAAGGCCTTTTTATGTTCTGCCCTAGCCTGTGCAATGGTGGCCTGTAGCCTTTCCCATTGCCCTGTAGAGCCATATAAAAGGAACATTGATCGCAATTCGTCTTTCAATCTTTGCTGTTCTTCTTCCTTAAAATGTTGGTCAATTGCATCATCCATAATGCCACCAAACAGTCTTTTCTTTTTTTTTCTTTCTTTACCAAAGCCAAGTTCGGCCTCACCTTTGGCATAATTTTGTATGGCTGTTGTGGCTGACGAAAGATCTCGACCCATCTCAACACATTTTTTTAGTGTTTTATGGGCAGACACAATCAACCCAAAAGCAGAAACTGGATCTATCATTAATATTTCTCTTAATTTATTTGGAAAGGACTTTGTCTAATTTATCTTCAAGACGATGAAGAGCCTCCATGACACGACCTGAAGTATCTCTCAAATCTTCCTTAGAGGCATATTCTTCTCTAGTTTTGTTTAATAATATTTGTAATCTTTTGACTTCAGCAAACATTTTGGAAAATGCCCAACCAAATGGAAGTATGACCAGTGTCAAAACTAAGTTCCAAAGTAATGTTGCCTCTATCTCCATTAACTGACTTCACTCGCCAAACTAGCCTCTTCATCAGTCTCAATTGATGTAATAAGTTTGTTTGTGAAAGCATCCTGAGACATGGTTATTTGATCTAATTCAAATCGCAAGTTAGCTGATTTGCTTTGGCAACTTCTGATCTGATTAATAAAATATTGCTGATCCTTATTTAGATCTTTTTCAATATCAAATTCTTTGCCATCAATTGTTACAACATTATTATCCATTAAAATGGTACTCCACTTGCTGTAATTGGGTTCTTCATTAGTGATATTTGATTTGCTATACTATCTTCAATGTTCTTAACTTCATCAGTACCAAGAGCATCTTTTGCCCAACCAATCGCCACATCCTCACTAATATCTGCATACGCTACAAAATCACCTGATCCCAATGTTACTCCTACAGAGCCATATGATGAGCCAGTATTCCCATCACTATCTGTATCACTTGCTGTCCAATGAATAGTCGTTACTACATTAGCTTTTCCATCTTGTGTAATATCTCTATCCATTGATGCTATAGTCCATGTTACTGCCATTTTATGCTCCTTCTAGTGCTGTTATTCTTGATTCTAATTCTTGTATGGTTTTTACGAGTAAAGGTACTAGATGACTGTTATCAATTCCTTGTGGATCAATATTTCCATCTGCATCTACTTGATCTTTAGTTCCACTTACTGCTTGTGGCACAATTTCTTGTGTTTCATGAGCAATAAAACCAATAATTTTTGTAGTTAAATCTGTTTTAAAATTAAACTCACAAGGTTTTAATTGCTTGATTTGTGATGTAGCATCAAATGTATAATTTATATTATCTTTTAATCTGTAATCACTGCTTGTGGCATATGTTGTTGTGCTTCCACTTGTTCTAATTTGTCCAACATTGCCATTTGGATTTGCTAAAGTTAATTGTCCTGCTGAACTAGTAACAGCTCTTGCAAAAAAAACTCCTCCATTACCTTCTATCATTTTATTATTACTTGATGAAGAGTAACTGGTTGAACCTATTAAGAGATTACCACCAGCTTCAATACGCATACGTTCCGACCCAGTATTTGAACCAGTCCAAAAACTTAAACCACCTGCCGTTTGACTTTCCCTATAGCCAAACACACCTGCCGCCGCTGTGTATTGACTTGTTGGATACATAACTATACCTGCTAAATCTCCATTAGCATTATTTGAATTATTAATTATAAGACCTGAAAATGAACTATTATCTAATGTATTACCTGATTGGGCAACACTATTAACAATTCTTGCACGACCACCACTTATACTCAATTTGTCAGAACTTGATATCGAGGTAGTACCAATACCAACATTGCCTGAGGAATTAATACGCATACGTTCTGACCCAGCAGATATAAATCTCATAAATTGAGAACCATGATTATATTCAAACCCACCATCATATTCACTTGCACCTGATGTTCCATCTGAAAAATATAAAGCACCATTATTAGATGTGCCTGACCTTATTGTTATTCCATTTCCACCACTTGTGTTTCCTACAGTAAGTTCATCTGCACCAGCAACACCCTCTGTCGTATTGCCAATCATCACACGACCAGACGAATCAATACGCATAGCTTCTGAGCCATCAGTTGCAAACAACATATTATTAGTGTCGTGAGCATACTGCAAATAACCTCTAAATCTATCAGAACCAGAAGTACCATCAGCAAAAGCTAAATATTGACCAGTGTCGCTTGTTCCTCCAACAATCGTTATGCCACCTTGATTATCCGCTGAAAGAACTAAGTCTTTTGCATAATAGCTACTCATAGCAGTTGTCTTAATACCAACCCTATTATTAGTCTGATCAACATATAATGGAGTGCCTGATCCAAATGCCTCTTTTTGATGCGACATAATCTCCCTGACTGCATTATTCATGTCTGAGGGTAAAGCTGAATTTTCTGCTAGATTTACATCTCCCACCACTGTGTTGTTATTGGCGGTGGCATCATATTCGGTTAGTTTGTCTTTTGCCATTTAGATCTCCTGACTTTCCACAAAAGCCTTGTAATTAGCTTTGACTGTA